GATCGCCAATGCACAGCAGGTTACTGCCGAGTAGAGATCATTAACACTACTGGGGCAGAGTTCACCATCAATGTCACAGAGCCAATTACTTTAGAGCTTAAAGACTCAAACGATACTTACATCCCAGTCTTTGCTGGAGAAGTTTCAGACTTTAGCATCGGGGTTAGATCTCCAGAGGAATCAGGTTTCATCACCACAGGCACAATCTTAGGTATCGGCGCACTTGCCAGACTAACCAAGGCTATCTACAACACAGCACTTGCAGAAGGTTTAGATGGCGCACAGATCGCAGAGATCTTAGGTGCAGCTCTTTCCCTTCCATGGGATCAGGTAACCCCGACAACGACATGGGCAACCTATCCAGCAACAGTTACATGGGCAGATGCAGAGACTTACATCGGTGAAGTGGACACAGGCTTCTACACCATGAGCGCACTTGCGGCATCGGCTGTAACCAAGAGCAGCAACCTTGTCGAGCAGATTGCCACTAGCGCACTAGGGCAGATCTATGAGTCCCCTACAGGCTTGGTCTATTATGACGATGCAGATCATCGATCTGACTACCTTGCAGCCAACGGCTTTGTTAATCTAGATGGCTCATTCGCCACACCTAGCAGTATTCAATCTCAGACTCAGATCGCTCGTATTCGTAACAGCCTTATCTACAAGTATGGTACAAGTTATGCCAGCACCTACAGTACCTCTGACAGCGACTCTATAGCCTCTTACGGGCTCTTTGAGAAGTCTTTTGAGTCTAACATCAAGAATCTTACTGACATCACTGACATCGGCTCTAGAGAGCTTAATCTCCGTAAAGCACCTTTTAGCTCATTGGGAGCGATTACCTTCAGACTTGACAATCCAGACATGAGCGACTTCATGCGTGATGACCTTATCGGGATCTTCTTTGGTGAGCCTGTCTTAATTACTAATCTACCAAGCAACTTATTGGGTGGTTCATTCGATGGCTTTGTGGAGAACATAGCCCTAAGAGCCACACCTACCTTTGTGGACATTACCCTCTACATCTCAGCAACAGACTTCTCACTATCAACGACACAGTGGGAAACAGTATTACCAGCCACCTTAGATTGGGCTGGCGTAAATGCTATACTAACTTGGACTAACGCGACAGGAGCTTTAACCTAATGGCAACTACTACCCCTCAGTTTGGCTGGACAGTTCCAACATCGAGTGATCTTGTAAAAAATGGTGCAACAGCCATCGAGACACTAGGCGATGCTATTGATGCATCCTTCGCAGGTCTTACAGTCAATGCACAGACTGGTCTTACTTACACAGCAGTCAAGGCAGATGGACTTAATGCTATTGTCACTATGGACAATGCAGCAGCTAACATCTTTAGCATCCCGACCGATGCAACTTATAACTTTCCTATTGGTACAACATTAGTGATCTATCAAAAGGGAGCGGGAATTACTACTGTTCAGGCTGTGACATCTGGTACTACAACAGTAGTAAGTGCAGGTGCGGTTGCTGCTGCCCCAGTATTGGCTCGTTATAAGGCTTGTGCTGCAATTAAACTTGCTGCAAATAACTGGACTGTCGTGGGTGGCGTTGCGTAATGCTTAATTCTCTTATTGGAATTATCGCTTCAAGTGGTGGTGGGTCAAAAGCTGCACCAAGTAGCGTTGATTACCTTGTCGTGGCAGGCGGAGCAGGTGGTGGTCGTTTAGGCGGTGGCGGTGGTGCTGGTGGTTTTAGAACTGCAACATCATTATCAGTTAGCGGAAGCATTACTGTAACTGTTGGAGCAGGTGGCGCAGGTTCTACATCTCGATCATCAAATGGAGCAAATGGCAGCAACTCAGTATTTTCTAGCATTACATCAGCAGGCGGTGGCGGCGGTGCATCAACAAATGTAACTCCAGACGCACGAGGCATAGCAGGCGGATCGGGTGGCGGTAGTACAGGCGCCAATGTTGGCGGTGCAGGAAATACTCCTTCAACCAGTCCAAGTCAAGGAAATGCAGGCGGAGTAGGCGGCGGACAAACAGGCGGTGGCGGCGGCGGTGCGACAGCTATTGGTGCAAGTGAAGTTGTCAGTGGAGTAGGTGCAAATGGCGGAGCTGGTACAGCAAATGTTTATAGCGGTTCATCTGTAACTTATGCAGGCGGAGGCGGTGGCGGTGGAGATAGCGCAGCTGGAGCAGGCGGAGCAGGTGGAGGCGGTGCAGGTTCTATTGGTAACGCAAATGCAACTGCTGGAACTGCAAACACTGGCGGCGGTGGCGGTGGCTCACGCGATTCAGGTGGAACAGGTGGCAACGGAGCAAATGGCGGTTCAGGCGTAGTTATTATTAGATACTCAGATACTTTTAGAGATCTTGCAAGTGTTGGTGGCGGTTTGAGTTATACAAAAACTTCAAGTGGTGGCAATACTATTTACACCTTTACTGCTGGAACAGGATCGGTGAATTGGTAATGGCACATTATGCGTTCTTAGATGAAACCAATGTTGTGACTGAAGTTATTGTTGGTTTAGATGAAACTGAACTAATTGAAGGTTTAGATCCTGAGACTTGGTACGAAAACTTTAGAGGTCAAACTTGCAAACGCACTTCCTATAACAGCAAGATCCGCTATAACTATGCAGGTGTTGGTCATACCTATGACCCAATAGATGATGCTTTTATTGCACCAATGCCTCTATGTGGGCATCAAGAATTATTATTAAATAACTTGAAGCGATGGGAATGTGCAAATGTCGAGCATGAAGCCTCGGCTTTCTAAAGCTGCAAGCCAACTTAGGGAACAGATTGACGACTCATTCCCAGATCGTGACCGCACATCGGATGGTTGGATCGGTGATACCCGACACGCTTCTCGCAAGTCTGATCATAATCCAGATGGGCAGGGCTGGGTTCGTGCCATCGACATCGATCGTGACTTATTTAAAGGGTCAAAGCCAGACATCATGGGCGATCTTGCAGATCAGCTTCGTGCCTTATCAAAGTCAAAAGCAGACAATCGTATTGCTTACATCATCTTTGATGGACACATCTGCTCCAAGATCCTTAACTGGAAATGGCGCAAGTACAAGGGCGCAAACAAACATGTTAAGCACTGCCATGTCAGCTTTAAGAAAGAAGCTGACCTATTGGGTCAGTTTTATCAAGTATCTATGTTAGGCGGAGAATAATGAAGAATATGAAGAATCCTGTTGTCCTTGCCGGTGGTGCTTTCTTAGCAGCTTGGGCATCTAGCAACTTTGATCTTGACTATCGCGCAGTCCTATGGGCTGTCCTTTCAGGTGTATTCGGATACGCCACTCCTAAGAAGTAATGGGAGCGCAAGACATCGCAGCCATTGTTGCAGCGGTGACAACAGTAGTCGGCTCATTCGCTATGGCAGTGCGCTGGCTCGTTAAGCATTACCTTGCAGAGTTAAAGCCCAACGGCGGTAGCTCTATGAATGATCGACTTAATCGCCTAGAGGCGCGTGTCGAGACAATCATTGTCTTGTTAGATAGGTAACAATTATCCTATGGCAAGAAAAGCAACCAAGGCACTAGAAGAGCAAGGCTACTCAAAGCTCGATGCTTACTGCATTGGGCTTTATGAGTACTTCTGCTCGCTTAAAAGAGCAGGGTTCAAGGAAGATATTGCGATGTTTATGATCACAGAGCCACAGGCTTACCCTCATTGGATCTTGCCAGATCCGATAGAGCCTGAGAAGTATGGCGATTATGAAGATGAGGATGACGATTAAGCGAATAGTCGTAGTCTCGGACTTACAAGTCCCATACCATGACAGGGTTGCAACCCGTAACCTTGCTAGTTTCATCTCTAAGTTTAAGCCAGATCAAGTAGTCACCATTGGTGATGAGATCGATCTTCCACAGATCAGCAAGTGGGAAGAAGGGCGCATGGGCTCCTATGCCCAGACCCTAGATGATGATCGTAATGAGGCTGTGCATCTTCTCTGGGAGTTAGGCGTAACTGACTGCATCCGTAGCAATCACACAGATCGGCTGTATAACATCATCATGGCAAAAGTCCCAGCGTTTGGTGCTTTGCCAGAGCTACGCTTTGAGAAGTTCATGAAGTTCGATGAGCTAGGCATTACCTTTCATAAGAATCCTATGCCTATTGCACCTAACTGGATTGCAGTCCATGGAGACCACACACCCATCAAGCCACAGGGGGGCTTATCAGCCCTAGAAGCGGCTCGTAGGCATGGAAAGAACGTCATCTCAGGTCATACACACAGAGCAGGGCGTTCAGCCTTCTCAGAGGCTTCTGGAGGGCGTATAGGGCGTGTCCTACATGGCGTAGAAGTAGGCAACTTAATGGACTTTAAGCAAGCTGCGTACACCAAGGGCGTGGCTAACTGGCAGCAAGCCTTTGCCATCATCTATGTGAACAAGGCTAAGGTGCAGGTTGATCTTATCAACATCGAGAAGGATGGCACATTTATTGTGTCTGGAAAGTCCTACGGCAGACCTAGATAATCGTTATCATTTCGTTATCTAAATGTGCTTGATTCGTCTGACACTTATGTCACACTAAGTCTGTAAGCCAGTCAAGGGCACTGGATACAGATAGGTAAGGAAATGAACTCAATAACAATCATTGGAATTATTGGCTTATTTATGGCTACTAACTTCATCTGGTACTGGCAAGGCTACAAAGATGGTCGGCGTGAGGGTTGGCACAAAGGTCGCAACATGGCTCGCTCTTTGGTAGATCATGAGAGCTAATGAAATCCTACTCACAGCCACAGACACGATCCGTGATCGTGGGCTCTCATATGGTCACCCTTCGGATAACCTGCAACACACAGCAATGCTGCTTTCAGCATACCTACAAACACCAATACACGACTATCAGGTGGCAGGGATCATGGTCTTGGTTAAACTTGCAAGGACTAATCAGTCAGCCCAACACATCGACAACTGGGTCGATCTATGCTCATACGGAGCACTAGCTGGACAACTAGCGACAGAGGAAAACGATCTATATGTTTAATTTAGCCGATTACGAGCCAGTCGAGGTGAGACTTGAAAA